TATAATGGGAGGTTGACTGGAAATTAATCAAAAATTTATGATTAGAAGTATTATAGGAATTTAATCACAGATTATTGTGATGAGGTAATGGTACTTACCATTAAGACATTACTAAATTTAATCTTTTGTAAACTTATCATTAGCACCTACCATTATAAATTCTAACCTAATATACCCTGTTTCCGTAGTGCAGCGAAGCAAGTGCCCCCCCTCCCCTTAACACTAGACTATTCACAGTTTCATTGGCTCCATATTAGAGATCTCCTTGACCTTCTGGTCAATGAGATTCTGTGCAGTAGCACGGAGCTCTGGATCCATGTCATCTCCAAGGTGGAAATGGTCAACAGCCTCCTTACCCCATGCAGTCATGTAGAGGACAATAATTCTCTGGTCAAGTTGGACTCCCATGGATTGTGTCCGCCTAAGGTAAGACTGGTAAAATGAGGACTTTTTCTTCAGTTTCTCCTCTGCTGTCCCGACAGTCTTTGATGCAATAATGGTATTTCTCATATCCTGCAGGATAGAGAAAAATGCACCTAACTCAGCCATCCCTGCAACATAAAGACTGGTCGGAGGGCATCGGTCAGGTGCTCCTGCAAAAACCCATACAGAGAAAGGAGAATCCAAAGAGGTAGGAACAGTATGAGACTTTGCAGCAATTGCATCCTGAATTTTCCGTGCCTCCTCAGTAATCATCTTGTCAAGATTAGTCTGTCTGTCAGAGATGAAATCTCTGTTCTTGTCAGGGCTAAGAAGGGCAACCTGTAATACCTGTTTCAAAAACGGGCAGTCACTTGCCAAAAACTGCTCAATACGATCAGTCCAATTTTTAGCAATGACAGGAAACCCTATAACCCCCATGACAGGACTAATCATCTGCCTTTGTCTCACTTGTGCAGGAAATAGGCCACAGACGACTGTCCTATACCGTCCAGGCGTGATTTCATCAGCACGCATGCTAGATTGGGCATTTGGCATTGAAATATATAAATGCCTAGGCTTTCTACCAGTCTCAGTGTCAACAAATGAGGTGTCATCCTTAAGTCGAATACGAGTACCCTTATTATCTTTCACAGTCTGTCGGCCCCTTGTTGTAAGCATGTATAAACCCTTTAGCAAGATGGTATCCACAAAAGTCAAGATGTAGGTGATAATCGAGATCCAGTCTGCAGTCTGCCCACTAGGCTCATCCAGATCAATAGCATTCACATCTATGGTATTACCGTACCGTAGCATTGAGCGCTGACCAAGATAATCATCAGATTCCTTACCTGTAGGATCTTCTGCAGCAGCCATGGATTGACGACCAGCGGCAGTAGCATCGGCCAAGGATTTCTTTAGTTGTGCTATCTTAGCCTGTAGCTGACTTACCTCTAGTGTCCTGCGATCATACGTGGCCTTGTTAGTCTCATCATCATCAGTCTGGTAGTCACTGGTTGCCCTCTCTAGCTTCTTCTGGGCTATTTCCAATTGCCCTTCCACATTCTTCAGCTCTCTCTCCAACTCTTTAATGTCACCCATTGTTT